ATCAGGAAATACCAGATGCGCTCCGATGAAATTTCCATCGCAGCGGCCCGGAGCGTGTCGGCCGTGTTGATGGTTTTCATCATAATTCCATTCCAGCCGTTGATCCTGAAAAGCTCCCCGAAGTTGTATTGCCCTGCGGGGACAGCCGGAACATTGACTGCCTTTCCGTCGCTTTTGAGCTGACCCATTGAAATTCCTCCTAGCCCTCAACCGACTGAGCGAATTCGACCTTCGCCGCCTTGTTGCCTGACTCGGGGTAGCCGTCCAGATGGCCATATGCTTCGTCCAACTCGGCTACGGTCATGTTTTCAGGATCACCCTCTGCTGCTTCCTCGTCCGCAGACTCGGCAGCTTCCTCCTGGACTACTTCGCCCTCGGGTGTGACTCCCACTGCGCCGTAGTCCCCTGAAATTACATCCGACATCGGCGTTTCATCCAGTGGAAGCAGCCGATGGCCCTCGGTGTCTGGATCGGGAGACGCATACGCTCCCGGAGCTACGACTACAGGCTTCATTTCCATGTCTTGCAACTCCTCGGGTCGATTTGGATAGGTCAAGTTATCAGACGGGTCGGGCAATTTCAGTCACCTGCCTTCCGAACTGAAATCAGGTCGTTCTCGTAGCCCGGCTCGATCTTGGTGCCGCCCTTGTCACCGTTGCCGCCACCAAACGATGCACCGGCTGACCCTGACATTTCGCTGACCATCCGCTTGAGGTCGGGGTCTTTGTCGATGAAATTGTCGATGACTTCCTCGGTTTCCTTCTGCGCCTTGCCCTCGTTCTCCTCGTCGTCGATCTTTGACATTTCGGTGACGAGTGAGCCCGTCTCCATTTCTGTCACCAGCATGCGCCGGACGAGATTGCGAGTGGCATCGTCCTTGAATTTCCGCTTGAGGATGTCATCGAGGTACTTCGTCCTCGCGCCCTTGGCAACTTCCTTCGCCTTGGTGATGAGGCTGCCAAGCGCTTCCATCACGTCCGCATTTTCATCGAGCTTGAGCGCCGTGCGAATCTGCGTGACAAGATCGGCATTGGCCTTGCTCGACTCAAGCTCGGTTTTCACCGTCTCCAAGTCTTTCAGAACAGGCCCCTTCGCACCGTCCTCGATGGCCGTGGCCAGCGTAGGATTGTGTGCGCGAAGCTCGTTCTCTTGAAGCGCAGCAATTTCATCTGGCTTCACTTCGCTACCTCCTGTCGATTGCTCCGATGTCAGTCCTCCGACGAGAGCAGTTTTCATTCCCGCTGTGCGCGGTCGTGCAAGGTCGATGCTTTCAAGTTGAAATTCGCTAATCTCCTCCCCTCTGGTAGTCGGCCTCGACTTTGCCATGCCTGCCCAGGAGACAGTCTTGACAAAACCGCGCCTGATGTAGTCCCTGGCAACCGCCCCGGTACTGGACGGCAGCACGTATGCCTTGGCAAGCATCTGGCAACGGTCGGATGTGACATTCAGCCGCGCCTTGAGCCATTGCAATTGCACTGTGGGAAACACGTGGCCCTCGTCACCCGGCTTGATGTGCCCGAGATAGCCAACTACGTCCCCCGAAGTGTTGATCTGCTCGACCACGCTCTCGAAAATTTCAGGATTCCAGACGCGGCCGTTTTTGGACTTGCCTGACTCGATGATGAACGTTGCAAATTTCGGATCGTCGTCACCGTCGGATACGCGAGCGACCGTATCGGCGTCCAGGCGCACCAACGAGGACGCTGAATCGGCCCGCGCATCCATTTCCGTCACGGTCACGTCGAATTCATCTGAAATTTCGATGTAGTCCATTTCAGTTCTTTCTGACTCGTGCCCTACCCGGCGACTTCGTTGTTTTTCCACCCCACTCGGGACTGCGCGTGACCTTGTTCGGGGTGACTGCGAACACCGGAGGAGACTTCCTCGGTGTCGGCACTGACTTTCGCGCTCCGGTTGCGTCGTAGGGAGCAGGCTGAGACGGAAGTGGTTGAATTGCAGTCTTGGGATTGACCGGCCCGACGATATCGACGTGGGCCGTGGTGAATTTGTCAGCCGCAGGCAGAGAGAGGCCGTCTCGGGGATCAACCTTCAACACCCTTTTGACCGGCAACTTGCCATCGACCGGGCCAGGAATGCGGCCACCGAATCCCGGACGCCCGACGTACAGCGCTGCTTGCCCTGTGAGGACTTGTACGCCGCTCTTAGGCTGTGTCATCGCCCCAGTGGTGTTTGACCTCGCCCTGGTTGCTTTCGACGGGAGGCCCTTTCTGACGGTCTTGGCAGGAACCTTGGTTCCGTAGGCTTTCGAGACTCGTTTGGCTCTCGCCATTTTCAACCTCCGAGCTTCTTGGGAATTTGCCAGGTCGAGCCGGGTGCCTTGGCCTTCTTGACGCCGTACTTGGACTGCATGCCGACTCGTGTAATTGCAAATTGCGCAGGCCCGGCAGTCGTTCGCTTAGGCAAGCCAAGCGGCTTGATCGTTTGGGACTTTCGCCTGCCTGGATTGAATTTGCCCATCTGTCCTCCTAGCGCTTGTGGACTTGCGGAGCGCGTTGGTGGATTTCCTTGTGGACGGAATCGGGTGACATCCTTGCAATTCGCTGAGGAGCGCCGAGCGGTGCAGTCGCACCGATGAAGCTCTTGCCTTTCCTCGGGCTAGTGTAAACGACTCGCTGCGCCTGCTTGCCCGACGTGCGATCTGAATTTGTTACTGGCCCGACACTTGCGCTTTTCGGCATCTACTTCCCTCGCTTTCGTCCGGCGGCTGACATTTTGGCCATGCGGGAAGCACCGTACTTCTTTCTACCAATTGCAGCAGCGAGCGCTCCGGGATTTGTCACGTCTTTCCTCTTTGCCAACTGGCCCTTGAGTTTCTTAAAGCGTGCGCCCGATCCGAGCTTAGGCTGCTTGCCTGCCGACGAGGACTTCTTCTTGCGTTTTCTCTTGGTCGTCGTCGCCATTTTCATTTCCCCTTCGTCGTCTTGGTACGACGTACCTGATTGCGAGCCATCGTCGCCGGAATCTGCTTCGGGCTTTTTGCTCCCTTTGTAATTGCACCGTACTGCTTTCGCTTGACGGACTTTTTCAAACGGAGCTTGCTCGGTCTACCCGGACGCATCACTCTCCCTTCCCTTGAGCGCCAGCAACGATGATCGATTCGTCGGTGGCAATGTTGGACGTGCTGCCGTGACCATTAGAGCTTGTAGAGCTTGGTGGTGAATTTGTCGGCTTGACCTGTGCGGCTGCCGCATCGAAATTGTTGGCTGCATCTGCGGCCTCCTGGTCGGGAGCCTCCATCTGCGGAAGGAACTGACCAACAATTTCACGATACGTATTGTCACTAATGATCTGCCGCTGAGCCATGACCTCAAGCGCCATGACGAAGTATTGAAATGCCTGAGCCCAGGTTGCAAGCTGCTCCGGGTGCTGGACATCCCAGGTAATCGACGGAAGCTGAATGTCATAGCCGTTGAAGTGCTGGATCATTTTCAGAACCTTCTGCAACGGCTTGGCAAACTGAATCCGCTTGCGCTCGATCTTCTTTGTAAATGGAAGCGTCTGAGCGTTGTTGGCCTGGTTCGCACTACCGGAGTCGATCAGCATGAATGCCCACTTCGGAGTTTCACTGGCGACGGCAATACAGTCGATCAGAAATTCGGCAAGCTGCCGTGAGTCGTTCAGCACCGACTTGGCCTCGATGAAGCCCGCATCCTCCGAATCCTGTAGAAATACAATCGACTTGCCATCCCAGGACAGCGGTGTGTTCGGCTTGAGCCTTCCCGTATTTTCATCCCAGGCGTCAGGGAAGTTGTTGCGGATGAACGTCGCAACCTCTGTCAATTTGAATTTGATCTTTGGCGTCGAGTGGTACTTGTGCGCCATCAGCGATTGCGCCAATACGTCGTGCGCCGCCTGAATGAACGGGTAGACACTTTCAAGATCGCTCTGTCCACCTGTCAGGCTTGTGTCGTACTCGTTGTAAACTTCGATCAGCGGAACGATGCCGTAGGGATTGGGCTGTGCTAGCTCCGGCATCCACTCGCGCTGAGTCTTGTCGAAGTAGGTGAAGTCGTCTTTTGTAATTACCTCCATGATTTCATGCTCGCGCTCTTGCGGCATGATCCCATTGAGAATGTCACCCGTTCCCTCGATGACGAGAATCTTGCGCGTGATGTAGGCAACGTCGATCACTTCCTTGTTGCCAGGATGATACTGAATTACACAGCGCTCTGGCTCAACTGTTTCCAGGCAGCCGTAGGAGCGCTCCTCCATTGTCATCAGCGGATCGTCCAAGTTGGGGACGCGCAAGCGAATGATTGTCTTGGAATCCCGCATGCAGTTGCGGAACATCTGTTTAATTTCACTTCCCCAGTAGTCGTGCATGCAGTCGTTGAGGAAGTCTGTCAATTCCTCGTCCTCGGTAGACGCACTGGGGACGCCGATGAAATCCACAGCAAGGTTGATGATCGGTTTACAGAACGCTGCGCCCAGTTGCGAGTTAACGCCGTCGTTCCGATATAGCTGGCGAGCCATATCGTAATTGACGATGGTGTTGTCATACGCTGGCTGCGTCCCCCAAAAGCGGCTGGCCTGCACCTTGAATTGCGAGCGCAGACCATTCCACGTGAACATTCCCCACTCGGGGATGATTTCAAGAGCAGAGCTTACTTGCTCTGTAATTCTACGCGCCGTCGTCCTCATCCATCGAATCACTCGTTACCTCCTCGTCGGCGGCTGAGGCAAGTAGCTCCTCAAGTCGCTCGACAATCTGAGCAGCTTCTTCCTGAATTTCAGGCGAGGCTTCCCGTAGACGGTCAACGATCCCATCATCCGTGATCGTTGTAAGCTCCTCACTCGTCTTGTGAATCTTGGACTCAGAACGACTCGCTTTCGGTAGGCCACTGCGGTCAAGAATTTCAGCAGCGGCAGTAACAATCATCTTGTCATCCGACGATGAACGCATCACGTCTGCAATTGCCTGCACTGCCTCAATGCTGTAGCTCTTGAGCAGGAATGCAGCGCCTTCCGCAAGATTGGCCCTCGTCTCAATGAGCAGTTCGTTGATTTCAGGCCGGTCGAAGTAGGCTGCCACCTGACCTCGACTGATGCCGATGACGCGGCCCATCTGCATGTTCGTGTATCCGGCAATTTTCAAAATGACAAGCTGATTGATGATGTGACTTTCCTCGCCTGGACGAATCCGCCGCTTGATCGTGAGATTCTTCTTGTAGCGACGACGGACTCGCTGACGGTCATTTTCGATAGCAGCCGCACGATCCTCTGGTGATCTACGGGCTGGCATGAAAACCTCCTGCTAGCGCACTCCGAATTTCAGTTGGTATGAACAAACCCGGATTGCGCAGAGTTGCAATTTGACAGAACATATCTGCGTGATGCCAGTGATCCTTGTTGCGGTTCTTTTGCCAACGAGCCACGATGATCCCCTTGGCATTCTCCTCCTCGACTCTCGCCTGCTGGCACATCTGGTAGTAGAAGCCGTTGTAATCCCTGTTCTGGACTTCTTCGCCTAGATCGCGTGCATAGGCTGGCAGAAGTACCTTGCCGTGCAGGTAATTGTTAATTACAGTGTCAAAGGCCATCGTCCTGTCGATGGCGACCTTGGCTGCCTCACCATGCTTGACCTTCTCCCAAATTGCAATCTCGTCGCCCTGGTCACGGTCAAGCTCGAAGCCGAGCCAGAAGCGTCCGGGATATTTCAGAGACAGGTCACGCGCTGCCCGCTTCTCAGGGTGAGCATCGCAAACGCACACGAAGCTGGTCAGACCGGAAAGGAAATTGTCCAGTTCACTCCACTCGTTGAGAATCTTGAACGCCCAGGATCGACGTGAGCCCTGCCGGGTGAGCGTGTCTGCCCTCACGTGTAATTTAGCACCGACATCGACGCCGACAAAGACAGGGCCATCGGGAATCCCACCAAGCTCCAAGCCTTTGACCCGGCACTTGTCGAGCAGTTCCGGTGTGAACTGATCCCCTTCCGCAACGAACGGCTCGCCCAGGTTGTTGTTGCGAAAAGATTTCATTGCCCGCGAATCAGTCTGCCCCTTGAAGTAGCCCTTCATAATTTCAATGAGAGACTGAGTGGGCGAGTTGAACTGATTGATGTGGTAGCCCCTGAGCTTGCCGTTGAGGTTCTGCGGCACCCACCGGCCGAGTGCATTCAGTTGCCAGCGCTCGTCGTCTGTAATTTCTTTGCGACAGCGGCCACAGACAAAGACACACTCCTCGGCATTGTCACCGAGCAGGACGTTCTCCTCGAAGTTGAAAATCTGGAAGCGATTACAATGTGGGCACGGTACTTCCCACTTGTGCATATCGCTTGCGTGCCAGGAATACTCGTCGTCTACACCGTGACCGGGAACCGTAGGCGTGGAGAGCATCGTCAGCTTTTTCACTTTCGAGCCATCCATGCGATGTCTCGCATCGTCGAGGTTGTCCTCCACCATGCGGTCGCGCTCGTCCCACACTTCTACGTCAACCGGAATCTCTTGCAATTCGCGGTTGATGTTCGTGCCACGGATGTACCATGAAATTGCATCCTTGCTCTGCTTGTGCAATCTGTTGTCCACGTTGGAGAACAACATCTGCAATTTCGGATTCGACTCGATGATCGGATCGATTCGGGCCTGCACGAAGGGGATTGCACCCATCTTGTAGGGCAGGAGGTAAAGGTGATGCCAGCGGCGCTCTGTGATCCAATGCGCGGTGCGAACGAGGAAGCTGACCGTCATGCACATCTGAGCCGCTTTCGGGATGACAATTTCATCTGACATATCACGGATGATCTGCCTGACGAAATCACGTCCTTCAAGGGTGAAGGGCCGTCCGTCCACCCTCAATTGCATGCTAAGCGCCCACTCGTCCGGCCTGGAAAGCTGCCGGACACGGCTGTATTTGTGCTTGCGCCTGCTCGCTGTGGCTGTGGAATTCAAAGGATCGTGCGACTCGCTTTCACGTGGTGGGGATCACACACGTCGGAGTATTGCGCAAACAAAGAGGCCACGTTTTTCAGTGGCCTCTTTGGGGGGTGAGCCGAAGGTGAGAGAGACGACTCGATTACAAGGTAGC